AATTTCATACAACTGATCAAAACTAGTCATTCTTGTTACATGAAAAACTGTTGCTCTAACTTCCTTCGGGAATATTCTTTTAAACATGGAACCAGATAGAGGCAACCACATATGATTTGCTGAAGAACCGGGGCCACCTCTTCTTGCTGAAGTGGCTGACATATCTGATCCACCTGATGCCCTAGTAAAAATAAGTTCTGATAAACTTAATGAATGCGTAGGTGCGAAATCTAATTCCTCGTATAAAGATTTGAAGGTTTTCATTTTATATCCTAAAGTTTAATTTTAAGTCCAACACGGGTAGAACCACTTGAAGCACCCCCATATGTTGACAACTCAAATCTCTTGAACTTTGGTAATGATGGCATTTTTAATATATTATCTCCTCTATTTAAAAAATATACTTCAAAAGAATCATCAGACCTACTATGAATAACAAAATAGTCATCACCACCTTCCTCAAAGTGATCCAATATTATTTTATACATCTTAGTCATTATTGTTGTGTCATCGGTAATAAAATCAGATGGTAATTTTCCAGATTTTATTACACCTTCATCGCCAGCTAAACCAATTTTTGAATCTATTGAGTTATAAAAATCAATAAGTCCCACAAAAGTACTAGGAAAACCACCTTTTGACATAAGGGTTTTTACTGTGCCTTCCTTTGTATTTAATGTATCAATATATACATTTGCAATTTCTTCAATCAATTCTGGTTTACGACCAGACCTTTTAACAGACTTATCAAAAAAAGCAACTTGTGACTTTCTATTACTTGTACCTTTTATTTCAAATTGCACACTTTTATTTTCAATTGACATTACCAAGTCAGGGATTGTAGAACCAGCTTTTGCAATCTTATAATCATTTGAAAATTGTAAATCTTTTTTTCGACATATCTCCATAACATGCTGTGCAACCATATCTTGTGTTTTTGATCCAGCGCCAACTCTTCCTTGAGAAGAACCACTAGGTTTAATAACAGCACTTATTGAAACGTATCCATCTACACTTTTATCAAATCCTTTGAGAGATATTGGAGCAAGGGTTGTCTTTCTACCACGAACACCAAATTCATCAGATTTGTGTAGAGTTGCTGGAATTGTAAAATAAACCCTGTCATTAGTTCCTAATGACTTTATAACCTTTCCTGTTTTAGAATACAAAGAAGTTTTTTTCGCTATTTCAAATCCAGATTTATATTTGTATGTTGATTTATTTATTGGAGCGTATGTTGTTCTTTCACCAGCCCCAGAAAAAGATTTATTATTTCCCACATCAGATGGAAAGTTTTTAGGACTAAAGCTTGCTTCATTGATGAATAATCCTTGAACCCTATCCACAGGATCAATATATGATTCTGTACGGGGGCGTAATTGCCGTACATAGTGATTGAGGTTAGACATTCAACTGCTCCATGTGTGTGTTATAATCTATTTATATAACATGGAACTTGATGTGTGTCAATGGCCTATTTTATAGCAATAGCACCAATAAACAGATGATTCTGCCAAAAACTCTGAACTGCCTTGAATCCTGCCTGATCTAGCATATCTTCTATCTCACACCAAGAGTTAGGTTTCAACATATTTTTCAATGTCAATTCCTTCTGCATGATATCTTCATAGTCAAAGGATTTGCTCTTGAACTCATAGTAGACAGTTCGCAACATATTCTCAATACGACTATGGGATGTATCAATCTTTTCGCCAAAGATAAATGCACCACCTTCATTGAGTCCATCATAGATATTATTAATAACATCTTCCCTGCAAGCATAAGGCATGAACTGCAATGTGAACAGAGATGTGATCAGTGAACAATTCTCAAACTCATAATTACGAATATCATCTTGAATAAAATTCACAGAAGTATCAGGATACTTTTCATTCAACTCAACGGCACGATCTGCAAGATTACCAAAGAAACCCTCTGCAACCTCTACACCAACATACTGTGCATCAGGACAAGCTTCATGGTTATGTTCCAGAATCCTTGCAGTCAGTTTACCAGTAGAACAACCAATGTCCACTACTTTAGTATCTGCCTCAACGAAATACCTTGATAGACTTACAACGTCATCCAGAAGGTCACTATACCCCCGAATACTCCAATCAATGTGTTCATCAAAACCTTCTTGCCGATGTGCAAATGTAAAGTCAGCCATTATATTTCTCCAATACGTTAGTGTAAACTGCCGAGGCAATTCGTTCCATCATCAACGGAGGCACCATGCGGCCCAGCCTTTCGGCACGCTGATTCCATTTGCCTGTCAACTTGAAGTCATCAGGTAAGCTCATTATACGCTTTAATTCACCTAAAGTCAACTTCCTTGGTTCAATCCAATGAAACGCACCAGCGGTAGTATCTGCACTACCCATCGCTGTGATGGTAGGTGCTGGTTTATACTGTGATATTCTCTTGAGACTGAAGTGATGACCTTTTGGATGGTAGTCCATACCTGTCAAAACTTTCTCTGGATCAATAGGCATCTTACTACCTGTCTGTTTCCAGTATGCTGTATGGGTAAATTTCTCTGTGAGATACTTCACTTCTTCGGGGTCATATTCCAAACCAACCAGCACATCCTTAACAGGAATAACTTCCCTATCTGGCTCAGGGAATACTTGAGAGATAGTCATAAAATTTAGTCCAACCTTTTCTGCAACATCTTCACGAACACCGATAAAAATAACACGGGTTCTTGTCTGGGATACACCATAGTACCGACTGTCTAGAACTTTAGCGCAGACCTCGTAACCAATCTTCTCAAAGGTGTTGAGTATCTTGTTGAAATATTCCTTGGCCTCACCAACAGTCAGTCCCTTGACATTCTCTGCAATAATAACTTTTGGTTTGATTTCTTTAGCAACTCGTAGAAACTCAAAGAACAGGTCTTCAATATTCTCTACAGTCTTACCATCAGAATAGTTCTTGGTCTGACCCCAACCATCAGAGTGTTTGCCAGAAACCTTCTCTAGTGTTACGTTACCAAACAGATCAATACGTTCTTCTTCTTTTGAATTGTGTGACAGTTTACCTGCCACAGAGAATGCTGAGCAAGGCGGTGATCCATCTAGGATGTCAATCTCACCTACACCAACACCAGCTGCATCTAGGAAATCCTTACCATTGAGTTCCTTGATATCGCCGGGTAAAATAATCGTGTCTGGATAATTCTCAGCATAAGTCCTCTGTGCTTCCAGAACGAACTCATTGATGACAAGAACCTTACCACCAGCAAGACGATAGCCTGTAGAGGAGCCACCCCCACCCGCAAAGGTGGAGATGACTTTGAACTTCTCTTGTGCAGATGCATCATATACATCTTGTAAATTATATGGGGAGTACACCATTGCTCCAATCTCTACAAACGTCCATCATTCTTTTTCTCTCATTAAAATTAATCTCTGTATTATTTAGCAATGTTTCAAACAACTTATCTACACCAGCGTTCAAGTGTAAATTTTGATGAGGTTTTATTGTACCAAACTTTTTAAGTTCTGTAAAGTCACTTCTGATAAAATATTTTTGTTTGGGTTTGTTCAACTCTTTGTAACTCTTACTCATCAGTAATTTTCTTACATCTGCATCTAGATAAGGGGTTACATGAATTTTATTATGTTTAGTGGCTAGATTGGTATGTTCTTTTAGACCAGCACAATCGCCATCCAAGTATGCCAATCTAAACTCGTTCCAGTTTAATCTTTTCTGGTTGTGTTTTTTACAGTATGCTACATAGTTTCTTTTCTTTTTATAACTAGAGTATCGCATCATTGCTTTCTTACTGGGTCCAAAGTAACCATCAGCACCCCAGCCTGTCAACACATACTTTTCCTCTATCTCTGGGTAGACATATAGAAATGGAAAGACACACTCAAAATGAGTTTTCTTTCTGCAAGTTAATTCAACGAGTCTGTGCCAATCTTCTATAAGATTTTCTGTAGGGACAACTATGGGAGTGAAGTCCCAGTTTCTTTTATGTGCAACCTCAGCTGCCTTTATAAAATCATATGAGGGTGCGCCGTTTAGATAAAAACTATATGCGTGAACTTCTTTACCAGCACTTTCAGCTGCAAGACCCACACTTACAGAATCAACACCGCCCGACAGCAAGACGGCAATCTCACTGTCGGGTACGTTGTTTTTAATATGGTCTACTAGAAGTTCTTTAATCAATGTAATCTTCTGCCCTACACTCACTCGTAGTCAATGGAAGGTGTTTTATCATGATGTTGTAATCAGAAGAAATAAGATGTTCCAAATCTTCTTCAAAGGTTGCCTTATAACCCTTGTATATTTTACCACTCCTCTGATCCATTGTCTTAAAGTGTACTAACACCACCCCATTCTTTTTATATTTCTTCCTTCTGATTTCTTCCATGACCTTACCCATCTTAAAGATATCAGCTGAAATCTTATACACCCAATCATAATGATGTTTTTCATTAGTGTTAGTATATTCTGCAACTTTAGAATCATATTTCTTTTTTAACTCAGGATTTGCTCTCAAACCTTCCTCACTAAAGTCTATAAGATTATCAGAATCTTGCAAAACGAGCTCGTTTTCGTATCTTTGCCATGCAATAGTAATTGCCCTATTAACTTTCTTTGTTGACATGCCATTGTTATCTTTCAATTCATTGGAAATCAACACATGGTCATAATCTGGAAGTTTAGACTTACCATCATCAGAAGTTTTTTCTAGACCCTTTTCTTTTGCAAATTTACTCATCCATGTAGCAGCAGACTCAGGACTCATCTCTAGTGCTGGCATTTCTGGATCAGGATTACACCTGTTACTCAATGTAACAAAATCAACACCCTTCAATCCTTTCCACATTGTATGCGGGATGTAAAAACCATTAAGCCCAATACCAGCAGGACAATTAATATTTCCTCTGGATCGGTGATTACCACTCCATATCGCAATACTACCCTTCTTATATTTTGGTACGTTATCTACAATCTCACAGTCCATCAATATCAATAACGGTTCCCAGTTATTTGGATCAGCGTCTAGGGTAAATTTATAGCAAAGAGTATCAACATGAGTTGCAACAAATTCCTCATCCCTAGTTTGTAAGAACTGTCGTAGTTTAATAATTTCTTCCAGTTGTTCTTCTGGAATAAACTTTTTTGTAATCCCATTAATTGTTTCATCACATTCAATGTCTTGGTGATTATTTAACATTGGCTTGATAATATCCCACATGGTATTAAGGTCTACGGAAGATAACGACCCCTTACCATACAAACCGCCACCATTTGTTTTGTTATACCAAAGTGCTGAGGCGGCCGCACCAATACCATTGTCTGCTGTTTTTAGTAAAGTACCTTCTTCAAGTGCCATTTCTTCATGTGCTCCATATTTTAAAAGTTCAAAAATTACCCTTTTAGATCGGGCAAGATCATTCTTAAATTGTTTATCTTCACTACTATGGAGATAATCTACCTTGTGATATCTAACGTGTTTTCTACCACCATAGAATTTCCAACAATTTAATTCTTCAATCCAAAGATGCCAAAGATACAAATATGCTTCGTATTCGTTTGGAGCCTCTGGGATAATATATTCTATACGATTTATCATT